TTAAAATCAAGAACTGAAAAACTTACAGAAGATGTAGAATCATTAATTAGAAAAAATGGAGCGCACTAATGGTTGAGATTGTATTTGCACTTTTACTCCTGCAGGACCATAAAATTATAGAACATCGTTACCACGATAGTTTACAAAATTGTTTAAAAGCAAAACGTTATGCTATGAAGGACAAGAGCACTAAGGATAGAGTAGTCTACAAATGCATAAAATCTAAGGCAAACGTAGAAGTATACATGGGAGAGAAAAAAATTCTTTCATTAATTCTTGAATAAAAAAAATCCAATAGCAAAGATACTAAGAGATAGACGTTATCGTCAACTTGTGATAAAGAATAAGAAAGCATACAATAGGAAGAAACATGGTAAAACCAGTAGATATAACGAAGACAGTAATAGTACCGAAGCCACATAATAAACAAGATAATTTAAAATCTTTTTTTATAGGTCATGTAGACCAATACATTGAAGAAGAAACAACTGACGTTACAGTAGATGTAAAAGAAAAAATTAAACAACCACATCTTGATAACTCTAAAGCAGACACAAAGTGGAGAGAGATATACTAATGTCTAAAGATAAAAAAGATAGACGTTGGGATGGTAGATCACGAGTTAGCACACCACAATATAAAAAAAACTACGATGATATTTTTAAAAAAGAACAAGATCAATTAAATGAATCTTATAAACAATCATTAAGAAATAAAAAAGAAAGACAAGCTAATCAACAGTCAGATAATATTGATTTAAAAAAAATAAAAACAATAAGACAAGAAATACAAACAGAGATTGTAAATGGTCAGTGTCCTACTTGCACAGCAGAAACTGTATTAGTTTCTATATGGCCTAATTTATTTAGATGTATGACATGCGGCACGGACCTTGAACAAAAAGTAAATGGTAAGATAAGTTACATACCTAATACAAAAAACGTAGAACTTAAAATGAAAATCGATGGCCAGAGCTAAAGGATTATACGTAAAAGTTGCACACGTACCTATTTTTCACAAAACTTCGATTGGACGTCATCCTAGTCTTACAAAAATGAACAAATCAAAGCGCAGGTCATTTAAGAAGTATCGTGGCCAGGGAAAATAACCCTTAAGCGCTTAAAGAAATAAGCGCCTTAAGGGAAGAAGGTGTGAATACTGTGATATATATGTCACAGAATTATACATGTCAAATGGTTTTTAATGGAGCGCAGGTAAACTTAACGTACATGTCATACTGATTGACCTCTTCTCGACCAATCTGTAACATCTTTGCCGTTGATTGCTCATAGCCTGCAAGCATACACTCATACATATCAGGAAAGTGTTGTGGCCAATCATAAGGAATTAGACACTCACCAGCTACGCCTGAACAAAGTATTAATGTTAAAAGTATTTTCATTTTCCCCTTGACTATAATATCCCATATATTATATTAGGACAAGGAAGGAATATAATATGACAGATATAACTAAATACAAAAACGTTTCCTTGTCTAAAAAAACTTATATGGACGTAGGAACTCTAAGTAAAGAAATATTTGAAGTGCCATTGTCACTCTCAAAAACCATAGAATACTTAGTCGAAAAAGAAATGAAAAAGGTAAACAAAAAGGTGAATGGAAATGGCAAAGAAAGATAAAGTAATTTGTCCAACTTGTAAAGGTAATGGATACGTTAGAATACCATATCGATTAGCTAAAGAAGAGATAACTGCACAATGTGGTGTATGTGATTCAGAAGGAGAAATAGATGCAGATCAAGTTGATGGTATTATTGTTGACAGTGATGGTATTCACAGGTTGCAGTAAAGCCGACTATGATTTGAATCCGTGGACAACAGTGCTTAAACAAATAGTAAAACATGATAGATAAATTTGTATACACAACATTACATTTTATTATGAAGTACGCAGGTCAACTAAATTCGTGGGCTTGGCGTGAACATGTAAAAATAATTAGAAAGAATAGAAAACATGAAACAACTAACGATAAGTAGTAAAGACATAAGTCCTAAACAATGGAATATTCTATTGTTAGAACTTAACCTGATAAGAAAAGCTTGGGCGCCATATGCAAAGCTAGATATCAAAGCGCCTAGTTTTAATAAAGTTATAAAATGGGGTACAAAAAGATATGATGCAAAAGATTGATGAAGCCGCTAGCATGTGGGAAAAAACCAAAGATCCAAAATACAAAGATGAATGGTATAAATTAATAAGGAGATATGTCAATGGACTTAATATTATTGAACGACGGGTTGTATCATCTAGTCGAAGTGACGAAAGAAATGACAAAGGGAATAACATTGTTGAGTGAAGCAGATTGTTTTGATCTTTGTGATATACTTAGAATACATTTAACTACTTACTATGATTATCCGATTAACGCGCATATGATGAAGGATGATAGTGGACAATTGTTTGGATGTATATGCAAGTCTTAAAATATCCAGACACATTTTTACGTGATAAATCACATATAGTAATGCTGCCTTTGTCAGAACAAGATAGAGAGTTAATAGAAGATATGTGTTTAACTATGTACAAAGAAAATGGCATAGGATTAGCTGCAGTACAAGTTGGCTATCTAAAAAGAATTTGTGTACTTGATATAAGTCCATCAAGAGCGAATCCGATTGTGATGATAAATCCAATCGTAAAAAAGAAATCAGAAGAAACTTTAACTATGGAAGAAGGATGTTTGTCTGCTCCAGGTAAAGTTGGAAAGGTAAAACGACATATAAGAATGACCGTTAATTATTGGGACCGGTATGAAGAAGAACATGAAAAAACTTTTTATGATTTACATGCGCAGGTAATACAGCATGAGCTGGACCATATGGATGGTAAACTTTGTATAGATTATGACAAAAATTAGTGCTGCAGAAGTTGGCTATATTGCTGGCTTATTTGATGGAGAAGGAAGTCTACACATACGTAGAGGACTGGAAAAGAAAAAGAAACATAGAGGTAAACCTGGGTATCGAATGTCTAATTCGATGCGTATTAGTATGGAGATCGCTATGACTGATGAGTATGTAATTCGTTGGGTCCACGAGATACTTGGAGTTGGTACCGTGATACGTAGAGATGTAAAAGGTTTAACTAAAACAGGTAAAAAATTTAAAACGCAGTGGCGTTGGCGATGTACTTTTAGAGATTGTTATTATGTCTGTAAATTATTATGGGCAGATGCTAAAGTAAAATTACATAAGATAGAACAGGTTATAGATCACTATGAACCAGAATATATAATGAACGAAAAGGTAGTAAGCTTACATGAGTACAAACAAAACATGGACATGGAATAAACTTTATCATTACCCGCCGTCGACTCGTAGTACGACAGACGGACTTAGAACTTATGATGTGGGTAACGAAAAATTACCGAGTGTTACAACGATACTTGGTAAAACTAAAAGCGCTGAGTCGCAAGAATCTATAGCCAAGTGGCAGGCGAAAGTCGGCATGGAGCAAGCGACAAGGATCAAGGAACAAGCGGCCGCGCGCGGAACGAACGTACACATGCACTTAGAAAAACATATTTTAGGAGAAGGTCATCTTGATTTAACGCCAGAAGGCAAAATTGCAAAGGGTATGGCCGATACAATAATAGCTAAAGGATTCAATGACTTACAAGAAATTTGGGGAAGTGAAGTGGTTATTCATTACCCAGGTTTGTACGCCGGAGCTACAGACCTTGTTGGAGTCTATGACTATGAAGATAGTATAATAGATTTCAAACAAAGCAATAAACCAAAAAGAAAAGAATGGATTGATGATTATTTTATGCAGCTAGGAGCATATGCTATGGCGCATAATTATGTTTATCAAACTCAAATAACACAAGGAGTAATATTGATGTGTACTCCTGATAACTATTTCCAAAAGTTTCAGATAAAAGGAAAAGAGTTTATTAAATATCAGCATCAATTTTTAGAAAGGGTTAGTAAATACTATGAAACAAAAACTGATTGATCTTACAGAAAAAAGGATCTTAAAAGAAATGTATGAAGATGAGAGTCTATTAAAAAAAATGTTAGACATAGATACAGGAGATGTGCCACCTGAACAGCTAGACGCATTGTTGGTCAGAATACAGCAACTTTTAGGCAAAGTTGCCACAAATCAAGATAAAATTATAATGTTACAGGATATTACAGATGACCGTTAGTTTTGGATGGGGAATGTTGCTGTACGGGCTTGTATGCATCTTTATTGGGGCAATTATCGTGTACCTAGTTATTAATAGAAAAACACCAGAACAATTAGAGCAAGAAGAAAACGAAAAATATCTGCGTGATTTACGAGACAAACTGTGATATATATGTCACAGTACGTAGTTTAGAAACATTCTAAATTACAAGAATCTAGGTTTTATGCGGTTGATCACGAATCTATAGGTTTTTAAAAACTACGAAATTGTTAAAACAGCACTTTTAATTTACACGTGATCTCGTGATTTCGTGATGAGGCAGGATTACCAACGGTTTTAGGATTTACAGGGGCCGCGCGGGACTTTTGGGTACCAAAATCCAGCAAAAAATTCTAGAAAATGCTATAGGGTTTGATATGATAGGTAGAAATAAACATTGGCAAGAGCCATCCGACTGGATGAACGAGTTCAATAAAAAACACAACCCAGATTATTATTATGGCAAGAAAAAAACCAAGAAGAAGAAAGCAAGTAGTCCCAAGTCAACCAAACGACATCCCGTATTCAAAGTGGAGGATTGAGTGGACCGATGCGTTATCCGATTCGGGTTGGGCTGATGACAGGGAATTTACTAAAATGAAATTAGCTAAACCAGTTAATGAAGGTTGGGTATTTTCCAAAGATAAAGATTCAGTAAAAATATTTGCTTCTTATGACAAAGATCCTATTACAAATGAAATTACATTTGGTGATCGTACTATGATACCAACTTCTTGGGTGGTTAAAATGACTAAGATAAAATAGGTTTAGGTTTCTTTTCTTGTGGAGTTTTATTTTCTTCTTTTTTGTCTAACAACAGTGAGTTATCAGATACTATCGTATTGATTCTTTCGTTTAGTTCGTCTTCAGATAGGTCTTCTATCTTACCTGTTCTAATAATTTTTTGTTCAATGTATAATCCACCCACAGCACCACGAGCTTTTTCTGCGTTAGTTGCTGCTGAATAAGATTTAGATTTTATTGCTTCATCCCTAATTTTAGCTAGCTCTGTTAAGTGACCACCAAAAGATATGTTGTGTTTTTTGTAGTTTTCTTCACGTAGTTCTCCTATGTGCTTAACGACTAATGGATAATATTTTGGATTTTGTAGTTCGCTTGCTTTTTTACGAAGTGTAGCATTGTCCCCTTCATAGCCTGCTTCCTTTGCACATTCATATGCAAACTTATGGCCTTCGTTGAACACTAAGATTTCCGCAAATTTTCTTTGCATCGGAGTCAATCTTGTTGGTAGTCCGGGTTTCTTCTTTTCTAATTCGTTCATAGTATCTTACCTTACGTAATAGCACTTTATTCCATGCTTGCACATCCTCTAATTTATGCTCCAAATCATCTATTTTGTTTTGAAGTCTTGCATACCAATTGATTCCTATTCTATTCACCACTATATTGACAATATAACCATAATATCTTATAAAATCAATATATGAAAGATGACAGAGGAAAGTTAGATTTAACTAGACAAATTGAAGATTTAACAAAGCAAAAGAAATTTCTACAAGACAAATGTAGACAAGCTGGAGCTGAAATTAATGAATTGAAACGAGATAATATATTATTATCTCATGATGTTGCTACATTAACAAACAGAATACAAGGCTTAGAAAACAATGTTAAAAGGTAGAGATTTAATTATGATCTTCGATAGATTCGTAGGTCCAAAGAAAGGGAGCTCGGTAGCTCAAGACGCAAGAGTGCAAGTTAAAACACCAGACGGAAGATTTTTTGACGTCCAGGGAATTAATTTAGTTGAAAATAAAATTATTGGTGCTAGAGAAACACACCGGATAGTGATTTCAACTCATGAAGAATTAGCTAAAATGGGTAAACCAATTAAACTTTTGTAAGCATCTGTTACCGTCATTATTTTGATGAAACCTGAAACAAAATTATGGCATGAGCTTAAAAGAATTACACCACAAATTTCGTGGACTAGACTTGAAAATACTAGCGTATTTGGTACTCCCGATCTATTGGGTTATAATACTTTTGGCAAGTTTTTCACTGTTGAGCTGAAGGTAACATCCGGTAACAAAATCCGGTTTTCCCCACATCAAATTGCGTTCCATGTTAAGCATCCGTTGAGTAGTTTTATACTTGCCAAGAAGCCCAGTCAGGGCTCCTGCAAATTGTTTCCAGGTACCTGTATCTTGGATCTTGTATCAGAAGGATACAAGATGCCTGCTGCTTGTGACTCTCAGCTTGTTGCTTGTGGCTTATATCTATCTAATCTTCGTTAGCCTGTTGCTTGCTGCTTGTAGCTTGTGACTTATGCTTGTTGCTTGTTGCTTGTGACTTTGAGCTTGTGGCTTTTTTGGTTTGGCCCGGACCAGGACGCACGCTTTGCCGTGTGGGCGTCCCCGTAGCTTCGCTAATGGCCTGATCCGAATTATTACGTAGCTTGCGTAATTCTTTATAATATTTTGGGTGTCTCCACATGTCAATGTTTCCCGTAGCTAACGTTGCTGTAGTCTCTGTTCCAACATTGTCTACAGTCCCTGCACTCGTTGCCTTGAGTCGCAGCGGGGCAGGTGTGATAGCCTTTATCAATTACTGTAGAAGTCCAGGGCCAGCTCTTCACCGGTCCTTGATTTATCATATGCGAGGACATACGAATTATTAAATTTTCTGGAACGTCTTTAGGCTTGATCTGTGTTAAGATCTTGGCCTCCCTCGTTGGCAGCCAGTGGCGGGTCTCAGGTGTTAACCTGCAGACATCGAATATTTTATTTAAATGCTCTAAGCTTTGAAGGTCCCCGCTGTCATGCCATCTAAACCAGGGCTGCTTGTCGATTAGTACTACCATTGCTTGCACCCATTGCGGATGGTCCAGGCTGTCCATCCTTCGCTGCAATGCGTCTTTAACATTCTTGAATCTATATCTCCCCTTCATCGCGTAACAGCCAGCACAGACAGAGCCCGCGACTGCTTGCAGCTTAACGCCTGTAATACATCTCCAGGCCGGCAGGTTGTACGCGTGGCCTGGCATCTTCGATGGTTTACTTAGGCCTCCAGTTATTATTTTTGCTTCTTTCTTGTTCATATATTCCTCGCTTTCTATCTCCTATATAATCTTATAAAACAGTTTTGTCAAGTGTTTAATTGCTTGTGGCTTGCTGCTTGACGCTTGTTGCTTGTAGCTTGCGGCTTGTAACTTTTTTCATATGAAACCAGCCACGTTCCGTGCACGTACTAGTGGCCGGCCAAACTCCAAGTCCCTACCCTTTCAGGTCACAGGTAACGTCCAGGGAAATGCCAGTGGCAAGATATGTACGCCTTTGAGCTTTCACAATTATTAGCAGGACTCTCTTCACACCCCGCTCGCATGTGGCTTTGGGCACTAATAGAGTCCAGCAAATAATGATCAGTCACTATGCTACGGGGGAGGTTGACGCAGTATATTTCAGTCAACGTTCGGGGTACCCTTACGCACTCACCCTGTTATAGTGTTTATTTTCACAGTCAATAATGACTGATCCCAGGTCCTATTACCGAAATGCATCTCGTATCGTCACACAAATAATAAGACCAGGGATCAGCACCCCAACGAAGACGGCCTCAAGGAAGGCGGTGTGACGTGGGGTCTTTACCCGAGAGTTTATAGTTATGTTCAGCGATAAACTCACAAATGAAGCTGATGTAACTATCTTATATTATCCCATATAATAAGTCAAGCATTATTTTTATTTTTTTTATTTTTTTTCTCTTGACATATATTACCATATAATATAGGATTAAGGTAGAAAGCGAGGACACAAATGATGTACTTAATACTACGAGAAACACACTACAAAGGCATTGATAACTCTTATGACATTGAAGATTATACAAATGACTTTGATATAGCAACAGATAAGTTGAGAGGTTATCAGCTTATTAATACAAGAAACGATAGGACATATTCTATTTTAAAATATGAAAGTCCACAAATACAGAAAGAGGTAGCATGAGTAAAATACGTATGAATACAGAGTTGCGAAACAAACTCTTTAATAAAATAAAAAATGTCTTTGAGAACGAGGACACGCAAGAACGAGAGGCATTTCTTCAAGCAAGAGAAAATGTTGATGAAATGTATTTGATTGCGTCTAAACAAGCAAGACAAGTTGTTGAAAGGTCTTATCCAACAGATGATGTTGCAACATTAAGACACTTTAAAAAGAAGTATGGCGACCCTTGTGATGTTGTTGCAAAAGATAAATGTTTTTATTTTTCGCACAATGAAGATGTTGATGAGGAAGGCGATACAAAAGAAACTAAATCACACTTTGATTTTGGTTTGTTTGGCAATCTAAATGGTAGTGAGTATAATAGTGATGACGGCAAAAAGTTTGCAGTTGCATACTACCGAGAAGACCTTAAAGCAAAAGATTGCAACCCTGATATCTTTGCACAACAAAATGAAAACAAAGATAATCCACACAAAACAAAACATGTTGACGAGTGTATGAAAGCATTGGGTTATGGAGTTGGACACTATAATAGTGATAGTGATAACAATATGGGTATGGCAAAAGAGTTTGATAGTCCATACTATCTTGATGTCATTGGAACATCTTATTGTAGGTCAAGAGCAATAGCTTGTACTAAAACAGAATATAATTTGTTTGAACAATGGCGAGTTGCAAAAGCTAATTTAGTTTCTAAACATCAAACGTGGATTGATACAATTATGAAACAATGCGATCAGTTAAAAATTGGATTGAAAGCATACAGGTACTTAAGCGAGGGAATTGAACTTGCAACAGAACTTGGAATTAAACTTGACGAGGCAGAACTAATTAGAACTAACTCAACAGGTTTGACTATCTATAATCCTAGCAATTTGGCTAGTATGATTAAAGGTATGAAGAACAAACATCAATCAAGAGAGGCGAAAATATTGGCTAGAAAACAATATGAAGAAAGCATAAATTAACACTTGACACCCTATCCTATTTAATATAGGATAGGGACAGAAAGCGAGGAAAGTATGAACAACAATAAAACTTTTTATATTACTTATTGGGCAAGTAAGCATAAAAAACACATAACAAGAAAAGGCAAACATGACGACAAGTCAAGATATGGTACATCTAAAAAAGGTGTCCCTTATTATGTTTATTATGATTTAGATAGTCATGGTTATAGAACAGCAACAACATCATGGAAAGTGAGGCACTAATGAGCGAGATGATAGCAAGACTACTAATGGTACTAACAGGCTTTGTATTAGCAATGTTAGGTGTAATAGTTTTTGTACATGGTGGCGAACATCAGGTTTTAGGAATATTAATTTCCTTTGCCGGTGTTGTGTCAATGTTTGGGGGGTTGCCGAATAATGCCTAAATATTGTCAAGGACCAAGTTGCCATACATATGATACAACAGACAGGAAACGAGGACCAAAAGGAAACAAAAGAAATCAGACTAGAACTATTGGAACTTATGCATATGGTAATGGTAACTTTTGTACATTGAATTGTCAGAATGATTGGTGGGCTTTACATGGTACCCAAGCAGTTGATTACTTTGGTAGATTACATCAACCTAAAGTATTGACTGCCGAGAATGGTTGGCAAAGAGTATACAACCGAGCGAGGTGGGACGATAGTAATTTGCCAAGATACATTGAACGCAATATGTTAACAGGGGAAGAAAGACCACATGAAGAAAGGGGTTGACAATGATTGACTTA